TCGACTTGAGTCTTTGGCAAAGAACTTAAGGTCTGCCGTCTGCGAACGTTCTGTGAGCATTGCTTTCACCTACAAGGGTTGGCTTGAGACTTGGCTTTGTAAAGAGGCAAACAAGAGTCAAATCACTTTTTTAAATCCGATGGCCTTACAATCGCTGATTCCGTATGACGTGTCAAGTGTCGTTACGCCTAAAGTGTACGATTATCTCATGGATTTTAATCATCATCAGGCGTGGTTGCCACAGGGGGCTTGCGTGGCGGGTAACCGCACAGTTCTCGCTTCTCGTCGTCATCAAGGAATGGTACGTCCTTGAGCTCTTTAGCTTTGGCGGCACGGGCGAACTGCAAGGCCGGAATGCTGTCACGATCAAAACGAATCCTAGCACCCGGCGGGCAAATGGCAGCTGTCATTCCAAGCTCAATGGGGGATAGGTAGCCGGGATCAATAGTGTCTTCATAAAATGATTGTCTCGACTCTTGAAAGTTTCCAGCAAACTTTGCGCCATCAGCAGCACCAAGGCCTAACAAGGAAATAGGAACACCGTAGGCACCAGCAATCATGCGGGCCATGTCATCCATCGGCATTTTTGAGTGGATATCAGACAGATCGTTATCCAGCTTATGCACCTGAACAGTGGTATTGTAGATGAACAGTACGTGCCCGGATTCTTCAGCCCCCGGCTCAGCCTGTGCAGCGAAGTTGTGAATCTCACGCTTTTGGGGATCCGTTAGAGTTTTTTCTGCCGCAACAATATACCGACTATTGGGGTGACCGCTTGCCGTGTCCACTGCCCTTCGAAGGAGCAAACTAACAACCTGTGCTGGCAGACCCAGGGAATCGAGCATCGACGTAGATTGTTTTGCCTCATGCCTGCCAGTTAGGTTAGGCGTGAAGATCTCGTAAGCATATGGCTTGCCTGTTTGGGCCAGCTTCCGCGTAGGGAGCGTTTCTTTCTGTATCTCAGCAGACGGCTCATACTCGAAGCCGGACAAAATTCCCCTGTTGTTAACGGTAGTTTTCACGTAGCAAGCCTCTAGCGGGTAAATCCCGTTGGCAACGCCACCTGTGGCAACACCCACCTTGAAAGGAACTCTACCGTAAACTGCTTTAGAAAGCGCAAGCCAGTACCTCAAATTGTCCGCCGAGAGCTCGTCACTTGGGCTTTGCAGCAGGTCATTCAGCTTGTTGATTACTGAGATAGGAGCTCGTTTCGTCGCTACAACGTTAGGGTCTGCTTCTGCATACCAGTCAACAGCTTGTACCGCTGTGGCTATTTTGTTGAGGACTCGCATGATCACCGGATGGCGAACAGCTTCATGTGCCAGAATCAATTGCTGATACGTGATGACAGGAGGCTTACTTCCTGTCCACGTTTTGCCGGGGCTAGCAGGTTGATCCTGGCTGTTGCGATTGGGGACTGCCTTTAAAAAGTTATACCAAGCCATGATCGTCTCCTAACGACGCCTGCGGAAATTAACTTTAATAACTCCGCCGTCTTTGTCATCTTGTGCTTCGATTTGCGCGCTTTCAGTTGCGTACCTGAGCGCGTCCCAACCGTGGTTATTAGCATCTACGGGTACAGACAAAATCTGCTTTGTTATCCTGTCTACTTGCCAGGAGTACAGCCTAGCTTCTTCTCGGTGCTCTTCGTTGCTCGGATGAATTACAATCTTGTAACCTTGAAGCCAGTTGATCCCAGCTTTTACGGATCCAGGACCCTTCTTCGCACCAATAACCCGAAAGCCTTGAGAGCACAAGTGTTCAATCGTACCCGGCTGGGAAGAGTCACCAATAATCAGGTCACTACGGCTATCAATGACTGAATCCATCATAGCTGGCAAATCTCGAAGCGGTACTCTGCCACAAGCACTTCTTTCAACATAAATAATTTTCTGTTCATGAAGAACAAAAGCCTTAGTGATAAATGAAGGGTCACTACCGAAACCAAAGTCCATCCCATACCGTGCAGGGATATGTTCTCCAATGTTTATTACCTTACCGATTATAACATTAGAGAAGATTTTGGTTTCAGAGTTTTCATCGTATGCGCCGAGCCAAACATGCTTGTATCGTTGCGGATTGCCGATACGCATATGCTCCATTTCGTCAGCAAGGGGTGTATGGTAAAAGAACGGGTTATCCTCAATACCAACTTGGCAAACCACAGAGTTAGGGGGTGGCCGACCGCCCCTAAAATAAGCATCTACGGGGTCTGTCGGGTGCTCAGGGTTCCACGCCCAAATAATTTTTGAGCCGGGCTTACGGATGGTAGGAATAAGGATTTCCATTGAACGAGCATTGATCGTTCGAGCCTCTTCCACAAAGCAAATATCAGCACCTTCCAGCGATTTTGCACTGTCAGGATTTCTATCCAGTCCGATAAATGTAAATCGTGAGCCTGTTACGTTGTGAATAATCTCACGCTCAAGGACCGTGTACTGGTTGCTCAAACCCATTTCAATAATATAATTCTCAATAAGCTCTTTAACCGAGTCTCTTATCGAGTTTTGAAATTGTCGAGCACAAACTATTCTGAGCTTAGACTTAGCAGCCACAGTTACTAGAAAAATAGCCACTGCGTGGCTCTTACCCGACCCTCGACCACCAAAAAGAGCCATGTGGCGGTATTCGCCAAATAGCTGCATAAATTTTTCGCCGAGTATAATGGACGACGATGGTGTTTTAGGATCTAGCGGGGGTCCGCCGTTATGGCCAAGTGAGGGTCCGCCGTTATGGTTCTTTGGAAAAGTTGCCACAGGGGCGGACCCTTATGTTGGTTAGACAGTCAGACGCTGGCTCGGAATGGGAGCCGAACGGACAACCTGTGCGTCCGAAGTCTTTGAACTGCTACTTTTCGTCGTAGCTGACGACACTTTTGCTCCGGGACGAGCCGATGATTTCCCACAACCGCAACCGATTTTAGCCTCCGTGCTGGACTACCACAACAAGATCAACTTGCCGGTGCAGCCTCTTCTTTGGTGGCGAAACACTTCATAAATTCGCTCACCGATTACTGTTTGATCCCTGCCTTTGTGAGGGGCAACATGTTAATTATGGCAGACTAATTGTTGGGTCGCAAGCCCTTGTTTGCCCTGTTTGATGCCGGGGAATGAGTACGGCGACTCTTCGACCCGGCACCTTTTCGCTAGCTGGTTCGCGCTCTGCGCGCCGTTAATCTCCCGAAACGCGAACTCCATGCGCCACATATAGGCCAATAGTCCGCATAATGCAAGGAGGAAATTCAAAAACCAGATTTTTATTTTTCAGCGGCCTTTTTGTCCTGAAGTGCCAGCTTTTCAAGCCTTCGGCGTTCAAGTCGCTCCCTTTGCGCGGCGATTGCCTGTTGCTCAGAGGTCGAACGTGAACTTAGCGAGCCAGCGGGTCGACTTGATTTCCCCCGAGATGCGCCACAACATGCCATAATGAATTTCCCTATTTATAGACTGAGCAACCACCGACCTGTGGCAACTACGAACCAAAGAAAAAGTCCTGTGAAAATCCCACGGAAATACAGACAGCACGAACAGCTAGTCCACATCCACTCTGTAAGCCGTACAGCCCACGTACCCGGTTTTTCGCAAAGGTTGGGCGCAATAAGCATGCTGAAGAACGCTAGCGAGTTGGACAGCCAGTTATCGTCCCAGTCAATATCATCCATGTGGCTTGGTCGGAATTTAAAAGGATTAATGCTGTGCATCAGGTTAGTCCTTTTCATCCACAACTACGCTGTCACCGGGGGCCGATTCTTCGACAGCTTTTTCAGCGTCAACAACAGCACGTAACAGCGCTTGAGCTACAGTAATCGCACCCTGAATCTGGTTAAGTTCGTTCTCAATTGTTCTTGCCTCTTTCACTTTTGTGGCGTGCAATTGGACATACTCTTTTTGCTTTGAATTCAAGCCAGCGAGAGTCTCTTCAATTTTTTCTTTCATATCTTACCCTGCTTTTGTTTACGGCATGACGCCCGGTTCGTGGTTATGTCCAGAACCCTGACCATAGCTAGTAACTAGCCGCTCGTCAACTAAATTTCCGCAAATAGGACAAGGCACAGTTTTAGCCCGCAAAGCCGTCTGGAAATCCTCCTCGGTGTAATGCGGCTCCAGCTTTTTCGCGGCAAGAGACGGAGCTTCGGCGGTCAACTGCTTGCCAATCAAGTATCCGAGGGCGGCGGATGCCAAAGACAGCATTGCACTGCGCCAGTCATCGGGCAAAGCTAGGCTTATACCAAAGATGGCTTGAACAATTGCTGTCGCGTAGCCTATTCCCACGTAAGAGAGCACCACTAGGAATGCAGTAAGTACGCCTGCGAATTCTCGAAACTTGGCGGACTCTTTGTCCGTCTTTTTTTCGGCCATGGTAAAGTCCCCTAGCAGTTATTTGCACCATTGCGGCACATAGGTTAATGTTCTGACTCCTGCTAGACCCTCAGAAATAAGAACAGATCCTGCCGATCGACCATCGGCTAGTCTAACCCTGACTAGGGGCCTAGCCCCGGCATCACGCACACCGGAGTCTTCTATACTCGTAGCTTCGGAAAGAAGTTGAGAGAGCCGAGCTTGCGCAGCAGCACCGAGCTTAGCCTCGGCAAGACACCTAGCTTTGCTCGTTCTTGGAGCCTCTATTTTAGAGGTAAGGGGTCGTTCGTCACCGAGAATCCGCATAGCAATACCATCGCACGTAATAGTATCGCCATTCAGTGCAAGAAGCGTAGTACACAAGAGGATGGTGTACCCGACGTCCATTTGCTATCCTTTCACAATCAGCACAGGTTGAGGAAAACTAGATACAAATTCTTCGCCCTTGCAATTGTATGAAATATTAGCAGAAATCTCATACTCCCCCAATAGTATGTCTTTTGGAACGGTGAATGGGACTAAAATAACGTTGCTGCCTGTCGGAATGTACAGATCTGTAATATCTATCCTTACCAGCTGAATAGCCAAGTTAAACGAGTCCACTAACCTAGCGGTGAATGCTGTCAAATCGCACTGGCTATGATTACGCTTAAACATCACACCAGCTACACCACTGACCCCTGTGTTCCACTCCTCCACAGAGGGATACTTACGCAAGTCTACACCGTCAGACCAAGCACCGCCACCGGACCGGATAAACTGAGTTATGCCGTAGTGTCGGTTAGTTACCGCAACGTGAACGGTTTCTATCATCGGTGGCGGCACAGTTAAGGCCGCAACATAATCTCGCAAAATCACCGTATAGGTGGCAGTAACTATAGCAGCTATCGCCGCAACAGCCTGAAGAACCCTAACGTTCCGTCTGGCGAATCCCCTAAAATTAAACATGTATGCTACTTACCACGAGAAATTAAATACATACCAATTACAATGCCGATAACCACGGCAGTCAAGATAATCTGAGATGATGTCGGGTCCAGATTTGGCACGGGGCAGGACTTCCTTGCTAGATAGAAATGATCAATACCGCAAGTGCGAAAAAGAACACTATGTCAGACGAGATTACGCCAAACGTAACCGTTGCTAGTTTCCTCATTTTAGCCATCTTAATTCCTTGTTCCGGTTATGCTAGAGTTATGCCCCGCTCGTCAAGGATAATTACGCCTGACGAGTAATGCTCAATTCCGTGCCGGTGCCATCATATGCAATCTCCGGGAGTCTAACAAACTGGTTCAGGGCAGGATCAAAATAGGCATTGAGTGTCAGGTGTTCGGTCTGCTCTATTGCTGCACCGAGAACGGTGCCTGCGGCCTCTCCGACATTCACAATGGTGACGCTCGCCGCGCCAGCCGCAACACTGCCCGCCCCTGTGGCAACCGTTCTTGTAACGGCTCCCTCGATAGTTTCGGGAGGGTCTGCGTCTACAATCTCTACCGGCGCACATGCGGGAGCACAGGGGGGGATCACTCCAGGAAGTGACTGAGCTACTTGATCTTCGCATGCTGGGGCACAAATAGTCTCAACCATGGGATTTCTTTCCTGTTGGCACTGTTGACCTATAATTTAAGAGAGTGGGGGTCCACTGTCGGCCAAAACAATGAACCCTGTTCCACTCTTGCCGCGTTGACAGTTGCTAGGCACACAGGCTCAAGAACTATCCAAAGTGCTTGACGCGGCTAACGTCAAGCAAACGTGGCTTTTAATTACTCTTCCTTATCAGGGAAGATGGACTCTACTGTCATCCCGTCCAGCATTTTCTTTCCTGCGCCAGCGTCAAACAGGAAAGCTTGATCGGTTCCGACGACATGAGCAAGTTCTCGTGGCTGGGAAGTTTTCAGATCACCACCGGCTGCTGCATCGTGCTCGATTACCAAGTGCTCTTCACCCGGCTTAGGCACATGGACACCGCTGTTGACTACCTGGAACACGATATTTTGGACGGACTGCTCAGACTTAACGTCCCTAGCAGCTTCCGGGCTAATCTTACCGTCACTGCTGGCAGCTGCAATTTTCAGGAGCTTTTCGACTGCATCTAGCTTGCTGTAAGCCTTGTACTTTACACGCTTTACCTGCTGCGCGTTTTCGCCTCGACCCTCAGTATAGGTCTCCACGGTGACCTCAGAGAGAGCTTTGAAACGGGGGTCACCTTTTTCCGGCAACTTTACATCAAGAACATGTCCATGCTCATCCCGTTCAAGGAAATCATCGGAATTAAACTTTGCGATGATACCCAGCTCTTCAATTAGATCTTCGATGCGGATTCGTTTAGATTCTGTGTGGTAGGCCAGAGCTTTGTCGATAGCCTCAGCTATAAACTGCTTCTTGAGCAGCCTGTTGCCTACCCTACGAGCTTCCTTTTGGAAATCTTCAGCAGTTGCAAAATCACCTGAGAGCAGGCCCGGTGTGCGAATGGCTGCAAGTTGCGCGTCGAAACCGGCTGAAAGGTATTCGGTGACAAAAACTCTCTGCTTGGCTGTAAGCTTGTTAAACCTGTGCTCGTTAAATTCATTGGCAGCAATAAGAGCATCACGGTGCGGCAAGTCAATGGGAATCAAATCCACATTGAACCGGGTGGCCGTAATACCAAATGCGCTGTCAGGGAGCACGAATGACATGGTTATGTTGCAGTCCTTAAAACAAGCTCAACGTTAGCGGCCAGACTGCCAAAGAACACAGGCTAAGTCAAGTGGTAGATCATCATAAACATCCTTTTGCCCGCAGAAATTTAACAATCATTTTGAGCAACGGGCCATTAGCCTTATCCTAAACAAACTATTTGACAAAACAACCGTGCAGCGTATAGTTAGGGGCTGTACTCCTAAAACAGCTAACAGGGCACCCACCATGAAACTGTACTCTACAAAGAGCAATGCTGCACGCGGCGCTCGCAGGCTGAAGATTGCCAACCCGGTAATTCAGTCAGACGACGCCACTGGCAAATTCTTCTTGGCAAATGCACCAGTAGAGGCTATTGAGACACCTGATTTGCCACAGGGGGAGGTGCAGGAGAAGGCGTCGGGTGAGGTTTCGCTAAAACCGGACAGCGAAAAATCGCCTGTGAAATTCGCGTTACCGCTGCCTGATCCAGTTTTCAAGGTGCCTGAAAAGGCTAATGCGTACCGCCACGCGAGGAAAGTATCTCCGGCACAGTCTACAATAGACAATCCAGTTTTGGTTTGCAAGATGTTTTTTGCGAACAATCCGAACATGCCTAAGCATCTTGCAATTCAGGCGCTGGTTAGTTCCGGTGTCAATTTCAACACGGCTAAAACTCAGTATGCCCTCTATTTTGGAAAATCTTCATGAGCGGTGACGAGAGCTTTGTATTTTTCGGTCTGGTAAAAAAGTCTGAGATTTATGGAAAAGACGAGGCCGATGACAGCGGTCGAAGTTTGTACGTAACCAAGTACAGGTTTAGCTTTTCCAAGCGTCTAGCTTTGCACGTGTTCACTCGCGGGGATGCTGATGATGACCCACATGACCATCCGTGGGATTTCTGGACTTTTCCGTTAGTGGCATATAACGAAACTGTAGGCCACAAGCAAATCCACCAACAAAAGGTAGAGCAGGGCAAGTGGCATTTTCGCAAGGCTACCCATGTCCATCGTGTTACTGGTTCTGTTTTCGAAGCTGCTTTAAATAAATGGGAGATATTTTCCGAGCATTTGTTGATAGGTGAGAACTTTGTAGACTATTGGCGAGCCCCTTGGCTGACATCTCTTGCATGGTATTTTTTCGGTGAAGGAAAGATTGTAACAATAGTTTGGATGAGCAAGCCCTATCGAGAGTGGGGTTTTTACGTAAAAGCAGAAAACGGCTTTGTGTGGGTGCCTTGGCGTCAGTATGTTGACGGAACCGAAAACTGGATAAAGAAGTAATGAGTACAGCCACCAATAGGACAAAACGCAGGATTAAGGAGATAAAATCTGTATGGGAACCCGGCGCGTCCGCTTCTGTAATAGCTGCTCGTTTGAGTTGGAAACCATCACGTAACTCTGTTATAGGCATGTTTCATCGCCACGCTGCTTTGTTGTCGCCGTGTACCCTCAGTTCTCAGAATTCGAAGAATGTAAAACACCCTACACTGAATACTAGCCTTAGGTTTACACAGGCTAAAGAGGAAACTGAAACTAAAGCACCTACTTTACAAAAAGAAACAATAAGCTGCGCAAGTGTAGCTGCTCAGGTCGATGAACCAACAGTACCAATGATTAAAGATCCGAAAATCAAGCCTAATCCGGGAGTGGAAGTCGAGTTTAAGGTTGATCTTGGTGCTAGCTATGCACAACCGGACGATTATGCGGACACTGAACATAACTTCCTTTGCGTAGAGATTTTTGATCATAAGGAAGGTCAGTGCCGGTGGCCTAGTTCGGGTGTAACAAACATAACTTACTGTGGGTGTGATACCTTCGCTGGAGGAATGTACTGTGCCCGCCATACACGACGTGGAACAAAGCCGGGTGTTGCTCAAAAAATCAAGAAGGTGTGGAGATGACAGAAATCTGTATGTTTAAGGGTGAGCATCGGTTCTTGTCTAATTTCCACCCTTGCTCAATTGAGTTGATGGGCGTGACTTACCCGTCTGTAGAGCATTTTTATCAAGCGATGAAGTCTCACGATCAAAAGTTTAGATTCAGGGTTGCGGCGGTTGCAACGCCTGCTAGGGCTAAATGGATGGGAAGAAATTTAAAAAATATCAGATCAGACTGGTCAGTTGTTCGTGATGACATAATGGCTTGGGCTGTTCGCCAGAAATTCAGTTTATCCAAAAATCCTGAACTAGCTGCCAACCTGATTGCCACAGGGGAGGTGTATTTGAGAGAGGGTAACAATTGGGGAGACTATTATTGGGGCTGCGTGCCGCAATCCGATGGAACTTGGCAGGGTCAGAACAAGTTGGGTGCTTTGCTCATGCAAGTCAGGTTTGAAATCCAACAGAAGTGATAGTGGGGTTAATCATGCTTGAACATTGTGCATATATTTCACGAAAAATGCTTATGCAGAACATTGACAAATTGTTTGTGTTTGGCGATAATATGGCGCGTGCTGGCTATGGTGGCCAAGCGAAGCAAATGCGAGGCTGCCTTAACGCGGTCGGGATACCCACTAAGTGGCGGCCTGCTACGGACTTAGGAGCTTACTTTTGTGACGATGATTTCATGGTGGTAAAACCTCGGATAGACGTGGAATTTGATCGGCTTGAGGGATTTCTTCAGCGTGGTGGAACAGTTGTTTGGCCGCAAGCTGGTATAGGAACTGGTCGCGCAAAGCTGTACGAACGGGCTCCGAAAATAGCAGGGTATATCGACCAACGATATGCAGATCTCAAAGGGTATCGATAAGATGACGGGTAGTTGTGACAAAGAAGTCGAAGATGATTTCGGGGCTCAAAAACTCGTTCCTTGCATGCACATTTACGCCTATTACCAGTACAAATGGGAAAACCAAAAGTGCATCGCCTATAATTTGTTGCGTCGAGGATATTTAGCTTGGGCCTCCAAAAAAGTCATTAGCTCGTTCAATAACCTGTATGAGAACTAAAGGATACCAATAAATGACGGAATCTGCCGACATACTTGAGCAAGCTAAAAAAGTAGCCAATAATTTGCAGCATACATCGCAAACTCTTTTAGAGTCACTGGCTACTCTAGAACTTCCGGAAAAGCTTCAGGACAACAAACAATTCACGGAAGAACTAGACAGCTTGGTATTTTGCTGCACCGATTGTGGTTGGTGGGAAGGGGTTGAAGAAGATTCAGGTAACTGCGTCTGCTTCGATTGTAGCCCTGATTATATCGGAATGTAATGACCGCCCAAACTAAAAAGAGTAGAGCTAAGCCGACCCCAAACCTAAACCAGCAGGTTATCTTTATGTCAGTCGGGAAATCAATCACAATTCGAGAACTCCAGTTTGTTTCCGGCAAAAGGAATGAGGTGTGGGATCCAAATAACCTGATCGATGCATCATATCGAGGAAACGAACTAGGCGGCGAAGTAGGGGAAGCTCAGAACATTATCAAAAAGCTTGAGCGAGAGCGCCTTGGGTTACGTGGAAGTAGGGTTGGATTGCAGCACTTGGCTGAGGAACTTGCCGATGTTGTAATTTGTGCAGTGAATGTGGCAAACCACTACGATATGGATCTATCTAGCGCTGTTGTGCAGAAGTTTAATCACTCTTCCACGAAAAATGGGTTCGATGTTTTCCTGGGTCGAGAGGATTATGAGGAACTCAAACGGTTCGATATGGGATTTCACGGCCAACACGGGGAAGATGCGTTCATGGAGAGTGTTCCTGATGGTGAGTATGTACTCTATTCTGATGTTGTTGACCTACTGAGGAAATCATAAATGG